AGGAGCAGAATTACTTACTTGAAGAACAAGAACATGAGTTATCTAAGAAACTAGCCATATTTGAGCTAGAGAACATGGAGTTAAGATTAAAGTTAAATGCATATGAGTTGGATATATAAAGGAAAAGAGTTTAATCAATTTTGTATCCCAACAGGAGCAATTGGATTTATTTACTCTATGACAGCTATCATTGATGGCAAGTCTGTTGCATACATTGGCAAGAAGAACTTTTTTGCTAATATCAAGAAACCTCTAGGTAAGAAAGCTTTGGCTATGTCTACAGACAAGAGACTAAAGAAATACACCCGGGAGCTTAAACCTGACTTTATGAATTACTATAGTAGTAACAAGACTCTTAAAGAAGCTCACAAAGCAGGTGTTGTAATTAAAAGGGAAATTCTAATGATTTGCTATTCAGCAATGCAATTGACCTATCAAGAAGTAAAGCACCAATTTAAGTATGAAGTGCTTGAAAAAGAAGAATACTTGAACGGCAATATTCTTGGCCGTTTTTACAAAACAAAATAGTTATGACAGAAAATGATATGACAAGCCTTCTTTTACAGTTGGCTGACCGTGGTGTGACCGGAATTAGAGTATATTACTCAGGTGGTGGAGACAGTGGTGCTATTGAAGATATTAACTACACTACTGAAACTTTAGATAAAGATGAAGAAACAGCATTAGAATATATTTCAGAATTATCTGCTTATAATACTGCACATTTAAGTGATCTTGACAGTGGTATCCATTCTGACATTGAAAACTTTGCCAATGAGAAAATCCTTGGTGATCTTGAAGATTGGTGGAATAATGATGGAGGTTACGGTATAATGGCTATTTTAGTTCCTTCTGGTAAGTATAAGATTGAAAACACAATTTATATTACTCAGACAGAAGACTATGTACATGAAGGTAGTTTAATTAATCAAAGCTTAAAATAATGGAAGAGAAACATTTTAATGAAGCTAAGGATACAAAAGAAATGATTGACAAGCTTCGTACTAGATCTCTTAAACTTCAAGAAGCAATCTCAGGAACCATGAAAAAAATAACTGTAGATTATATTACTGGTGAAGAAAGATTTAAAAGACCTGAAGAAATTTATTTAAATGATGTTGCAGGTATTAAAGATCTTATGCAAAAAGAATATACAGAAATAAAGCTTGAGTTAGATCAATTAATACAAAAATTTAAAAATTTGTAACATGTCACACCCCTATGAACATGCTAAATCCAGTGCCCGTAAATGGGGTGGTGAACCATTAGAATATATGCATATTCATGAATGGTTTGATGCTACAAAGGCTTGGATTGGTCACAGTAAACATAGAATGTTCCGTCACCATAGTGAAGGTATATTTGAATGTGAAAAAGTATTTGGTACTTATTTTGTAAATTCTGTAGGTAAAACTGTCTACATAAGATATGTTGGAGAACAACATGTAAAAGAAGATTGCAATGGATACATCCCTAGTGCAAAAGAATGGGTTGATAATATAAATACACCTACAGAATGGATGATTAAAACACTTAAAATTGAAGACTGATGGAAAAAGAATTTGTGTCTTATGAGTTAGCTTTAAAACTCAAAGAACTTGGATTTAAAGAAAGATGTTTAACTTATTATGGAGAGGATAAACCTATGATATATGATGGTGTAACAATACATGGTTGGGATCATAATACTTCATTTTTAAATTGGACATCAAGACCAACCTTCTCTCAAGCATTTAGATGGTTTAGAGATGAACATGGTGTGTCTGTCTATGTTTCCCCACTTGAAGAAGGTAGTGCCTTTTATCATATGATCTACACCAATATAAACGTGCCTTATTCAAACAGAATATGCAGTTTACCTTCTAAATGGAACACCTATGAAGAAGCAGAACTTGCTTGTCTTGATAAACTAATTGAAATTGTAGAAACAAAAAAAGAAAAATGATATGATTTTTAACAAAGAAGAAACAAAGAATCTGTTGGGCATGTTACGCTCTTCAGACAAAGATAATGCTGTGGTGGCATTTGAAGCTCTTAAAGGAGTTGACACAGAAAAATATTTAGGTGAACTTATTGTATTATATAAATATGGTAAGTTATCTATAAAAGAATGGGAAACAGCATGTCCTGGTTGTGAAATAGCAATTAGAAATGCTGTTAGTAAATTTACTAAAGAAGAAGGTGCTGAGTTAAGCACTGGTTCTTGTCTATCAGCAATGACAGAAGGTAAAGCTAGTAATCAATCTATTGAACTTTTCATGGAATTGTTCACTGAGAACATGATTGGCTTCTTAGGTCAGATGGGTTATCCTGCTGAGAAATTTGAAGTTTCCATTAAACTAAAAGGAAATGACTAAACAACAAAGTCTTAGTAAAACAGGTAAAGACCTAATGCTGAAAGAGCCCTATTACGGGTTCTTTCTCATTATGTTAAACAAGCTTTGGGATGACAAAAGAGTTCCAACAGCTGGTGTAAGTAAAAATGGTATCAATTATCAGTTATGTATAAATGAAACCTTTTGGACAAGTCTTAGTGAAGAACATAGACTAGGTCTACTTAAACATGAATTATTGCATATTGCTTTTGGTCACTTGACTACTTATTTTAAGTATTCAGATAAACAACTAGCTAATATTGCTATGGATATGGAAATCAATCAGTATATTGATAGATCATGGCTTCCAGGAGCCGAGTTATCATCTGATGATTTTAAAGCTCTTAAAGAAGCTGTAACTGCAGAATTAGAACAAGCTAAAGAAAACAATGCAACACAGGAGGAACTACAAGCAATTGCTGAAAAACTTCCTCCAAGAGGTGTAATGTTAGAAGACTATGCTGATCTAAATCTAGATATTAAAGCTGGTGCTAATTATTATTATGAAAAGCTAAGAGAAGCTAAAGATAAGAAAGATCAAACCGGTACTTCAGGTGATGCTAACTTTGATGCTCTATGTGATCAAATGGATCAAGGAGATAAAGATGGTATGCCTGATCATAGTACATGGGAAGACTTTGAAAATCTTACTGAAGCTGAGCAAAAGCTAATTGATAAACAATTACAAAAAGTATTGTCTGATGCTAAAGAACAAACTGTCAAGAAAAGAGGTACTGTACCTGGAGAAATTGAAGGTGTTATTATAGTAGAAGAGATTACTGCAGCTAAGTTTGACTGGAGAGGATACATCAGAAGATTTACTGGTGTTAGTACTAAAGTCTATACTAAGAAGATCAGAAGAAAAGAGAATAGAAGATTCTCTGATAATCCTGGTATGAAGGTAAAGATGAAACAACACATGCTGTTGGCTATTGATACATCTGGTTCTGTTAGTAATGATGAATTAACTGAATTTATGTCTGAAATTCATCATATCTATAAAGCAGGTGTGGATATTACAATAGTACAGTGTGATACTAGTATCCGCAGTATTGAAGCTTACAAAGGTAAAAATGAACTTAAGGTTCATGGTAGAGGAGGAACATATTTTGATCCTGTCCTAGAATATTATAATGAACATCAGAGACAGTTTACCAGTCTAGTATATTTTACTGACGGTGAATGTACTACCTCTGTAAAACCTAAAGGAAATGTCTTATGGGTTTTGTCAGAAAGATCACACATGAATAATGACCTTCCGGGTAAGGTTATCAAGTTAGAATTATAAAAAAAAGAGTTATGAGTCAAGTACAATTGAATGTAGAAGAATTAAAAAGTTTTATTAAACACATGGTTAAGAATAACCAACATATTCAAACTGAAGGAAAAGTTCCTGTGGCAATTAATATAGAAGGTGATGCTGGTCTTGGTAAGACTTCAGCTATCATGCAGTTGGGTAAGGAAATGAACATGCAAGTAGTAAAACTTAATTTATCTCAGTTGGAAGAATTAGGTGACTTAGTAGGTTTTCCTGTGAAAGAATTTCAGATTCAAAATGCTGAAGGGCAAACTAAGTGGATTAATGAAGCTCAGATTGCTGCAGCACAAAAAGCAGGATTCAAAATTGTAGATAAGCGCATGTCTCATGCTGCTCCGGAATGGATTCAAGGTAAAGGTGAAGGTGGTTTCTTAGTATTAGATGATTATACTAGAGCTGACCACAGATTCATGCAAGCAACTATGGAGATCTTAGATAGACAAGAATATGTTTCTTGGAAGCTACCTAAGAACTGGCATGTTATTTTGACTACTAACCCAGACAATGGTGACTATAATGTTACTAGTCTTGACGTAGCTCAGAAGACCAGATTTATTTCTGTTGAGTTGAAGTATGATGTAAATGTGTGGGCTAAATGGGCTGAGCAAGCACAGATTGATGGTAGATGTATCAACTTTATGTTGATGAATCCAGAATTGGTAACTCAAAGAGTTAATCCAAGATCTGTAACTACTTTCTTCAATGCTATTAGTTCAATTCCTAAGTTTGAAGATGATCTTCCATTAATCCAAATGATTGGTGAAGGTTCTGTTGGTGTTGATTTTTCTAGTATGTTTACTATGTTTATCAATAACAAATTAGACAGAATTATTTCTCCGGAAGATACCATGACTAAAGATGAAGCTTATGTAATGGGAGCTTTGACAGGTGCAGTTGGTAAAGATGATGACTTTAGAGCTGATATCTCTAGTGTTATTGCAACCAGATTGATCAACTATTCATTGACATATGCTGACTCTAAACCAGTTCCAGATGCAATGATTAACAGATTAGTTAAGTTAACTACTGACTGTGAGGCATTTACAAATGATCTTAGATATTACATGGTTAAAGAGATTGTTAATGGAAACAAAAACAAGTTCTCTAAGATGATGATGAATACTAATGTAGTCAAAATGGCTGTACAATAAGTTTAATGGGGGATTAAGTTCCCCCTTTTAATTTTTTAAATATGAATATATTACAAATAAGATCTGGGATTTCACACTGGGATTATAAAAGAGGTATGATTCCTACATTCACTTTTAAATTACACATAGGAGGTTTTGGACAAGATATAGTAGATGATTTATCTCTAACTAAAACACCTTACGCACCTACCAAAGGTGATAAAATTTTCTTTTTACCAAATGTAAATGTCCCCAGAGTAAAGTTCAAGAATGTATGTGTTGAGCATAATATAAAAAATGTAAGAGACTTTACTCAAGCAACTGTTTTCTTTGGTTCAAAAAAAAGTCTTAATGAAATAACTGATACTCACTGGTTATATAAATGTTCAACTAAATACTTTGTGCAATTTTTTGAGCTTGTTAAAGACAAAATGGATGCGTATGATGTAGAGAAAACAGAAACAGCTCTTGAATATTATACTGAAGAATTTGTAGCTTTAGATAGTAACTTGATACAAATGATTAATGAGGAGGAATCTATTATTACAGATGATGACTTTGGATACAGTCAGAATCTTATGACTGTTAAAGAAGAGTACCAAGACTTGTATAATCACATTAAGGATAAAGTTATTCTAGATGAGGCCAGTGTAATTAATGTGCTTAATGGTGAAGATGCTACTGAGATTGATGAAGCTATGTATAAACATT